CTTGATAAAGTCCTCTAGGGACTTCGGCTCGATGCGGACCTTAACCACGGCGGGTTACTGGTTATCGTCGATGACGACGAGCGTGATCCATGCCGACGCAGGCTTGTAGGTCTGGGTCGTGATGCGGACGGTCTTGCCGCCGGCGACAATCTTCTTCCCCTGGCCTAGGCTGGCGATGGGGACGCCTGACGAGAGTAGGGCTGCCGAAGACCCATTAGACCCGTCTGGGAGGGTCCAGGAGGCCGTTACAGCGGGCATCCTGACCGAGTACTGGGTCCGCTCCATATACCCGCCTGCTTCAAGGACGGTCATCACGGCAGGGTCGGAGATCAGGCACTGGAAGGTGATGGCGCCAGAGTTGGCCGACCCGGCCACGCCGAAGTCCGCGATCATCTCTTTGGCGTCAGCAAGAAAGTCAGCGTAGAGGCTCATCCTATTAATGCCCGCTTTGGCAACGGGGCACAAAAAAGGGGCCCATTTCTGAGCCCCTTCCGTTTGCCGTTAGGCAGCCGATTAGGCGGTCTTGAGGCGGACGAGGGAGGTGGCGCGACCGACAGCGGCACCGAACATCAGGGTAGCCGTGACGTTCAGGAAGCCAGACTGTTCCATGCCGACAAGCACCTGAACACCGAGACCCGTGTTGGCGTCGACAGCGTTCGAGACTTCGAAGCCAGGGATGTCGATGCTGTCAGGGAGAGCCGAGGCGAAGGCGATAGCGTCAGGACCAGCGACCCAACCGGCGAGGTTTTCGGAGTTGGTAGCGAGGTTCGCGAACTGGTAGATGCGGGCACCGGCGATGACACCGAGGTCGCCATCACGGATGATGGAGGCACCGAGGACGTTGTTGCCAACAATCGTGGTATCCTGGCGGAGGCCAGAGATGTAAGCGCTGTTGAGCACGGCGTAGCGAGGGCTCGGGGCCTTGGCGTCGTCGAGGGTCTTCTGGACAGCACAGAGTTCGAGGTACGAGAGTTCGCCGCCAGGGGTGGACGAGACGCTGTAGTTGGCGTTCGTGACCTGAGCGTTGATGACGTCCATGACCTTCTGGGCGAGACCGATCGAGGCGGTCTGGACGAAGTTGTTCACGAAGAAGTCAGCGCCGTATTCCTTCAGGTTCGAAGGGGTGAAGCGGCTCGAAATCTTGTACTGGGTCAGGGAGACGACAGCCTGGGTGACAGTCGCGTCGTCCTGAGTGAGGTAGCCACCAGAACCGAAGGTGGTAGCGGTGGACGTGCCGATGAGGGGCACGGTGATGCTCATGCCGGTGGAGCCGGGACGAGCCGAGAAGACGGAGCTGATGCCAGAAAGAACTGGGAGCTTGTTGGAAAGTGCACTGAGCACCCCAGCCGAGAGCACACTAGGAGCAGCACTGATCGCGTTTGCCATTTTATTATATAGTTTGGATTAGGTTTTGATTAGGGGGAAATTAGAAAGAGGCCTTGATGATCGCAGAGCGATGGGCCTCGAAGTAGGCGTTGCGTTCCTTGGACCCGACAGGCAGGGCCATGAAAGCGACGTAGTGGTTGACGGCCTCGGCAGGAGCACCGTCGCCCTGGGGAAGGGCAACCGGGGTGACGCCAACGGAAGCGGCAATCTGGGCGGCCTCTTTGGAGGCGCTGACCTTGGTGGCTTCGGCTTCGAGAGCGGCGGCCTTGAGGGCGGCGGCTTCGGCTTCGATGGTCTTCACGACTTCGGTAAGGGAAGCGATGGATGCGTCTTTCACGCTGGCTTCAACTTTCAGCTGCTCGAGTTCCGCGGCGGCGCCGACGGTGAGTTTTTCGACAGTAGCACGGAGGTCATCGCGTTCGGCGGTGAGGCCCGAGAGGGCAGCCGAGGCTTCAAGCAATTGTTCTTCGATGGTCATTCTGAATGTGCGGAGGTTGGAAACTTAGAAGGACCGTAGGGCTTCGCTGAAGGAGTCAGCCAGCCCGGTCACCAGTCCCTGGGCGGCGGCCTGCTTGCCTGAGAAGGTCTGGCCTTCCATGGCTTCGGCCTTCACCATCTTGCGCTTCATCAGCACGGCGGCTTTAAACTCGGAGTGGATCTCGTCGACGCTGGCCTGTAGGTTCGCCATCTGGCCTTCGTCGAGGGAGGTGCCTTCGATGCCAGCACCCTTGAACTTGCCCGACTTGATAACGACCATTTTGATGCCAGCCATCGCGGCGGCTTCGGAATAGTCAGGGACAGCGAGGTACACACCTACGCTTCCGACCGTGGCCGACTTGGAGGAGATGACCCGGTCAGCTGCGGAGGCGACCCAATAGGCGGCGGACGCCATCTCGGTATCAGTGTAAGCCATCGTGGGCTTCTCAAGGTTGCGGACCTTGTTGGCGAGTTCCTCGATGCCGGTGACCGTGCCACCAGGGGAAGAGACTTGCAGGGCGATACGCGTCACATCGGGGTTCATGGCGAACGCATCGATGGCGTCAGAAAGTTCATCCACGTCAGCGGCGCCCATCATCTTCTCGATAGGTGTCAGGCCTTTGCCGATCACGCCGACGACCGGGATGACGCCGATGCCATCCGCAGTGACGTAGGGCTTCGGGGCAACGCCGAACAGTTGGGCGAGCATATCCGTGAAGCCGAACTTCTCAGCTAGGACAGCGTGGTCCTTGGCCTTGGCCGGGTCGATGAGGAGGGGCTCGCGGCCCGACAGTCCGTTGGTGAGGAAACGCATGGGGAAATCAGGAGTTGGGTTCGTCTTTAGACGCAGGCTCTTCCATCGAGCCGGGTTCGTCTTCGACTTCAGGGAGGTCAAGGTTCTCGGCAGTGCCTTCTGAGATTTGGCTATTAGCCTGTCCCTGCTGTAGCCAATTGAAGTCAGGCTTGTAGAGCATCCAGACAGGAATCTTGGCGGTCTTAGCCTTTTCGATAATGAAGGCCATGTCATTGGCGCGCTTGTCCATTTCGGTGCGGAAGTCTAGGCCGCGCTGGGCGTAGAGTTCAGACATCGACAGCAGGCCCATCTCGACATCGTTACGATCGTTAGCGGCGTCACGGCCAGCGTCGACGGTGACGGACTTCGGGGTCGTCCAAGAAACCTCATGCCACTTGGGGTCGTCTGGGATTTCGCCGGCGGCGATACCCTGCCCGATGATGTAGCCCCACGTCGGCACGCAGAAGGTTTCGATAATCGTGTTCTGATATTTCCCGAAAACCCGTGAGGCCTTTGCGGTCACTAAGCGAATAGAGGCTCCGCCCAGCTTACTTGGATCAGAGACGAATTCCCATGGGAGAACGCCCATGCTAATGTCGCGTTCAAGCGCCGCAATGAAACCATTGAAGGTAGCGTTAGGCCGGTTGCTCTGGAAGGAGTTGAGGGACTCGCCCTGGTCAAGCACTAGAAGTTTGCCGCCCATCGTGTTGGCGATGGAGGTGTAGGAGGGCGTGTTCAGTGCGCCGAGCTCGTTGGCCGTGTCCTGATCTAGGACGCCGCCTTGCTTGGAGATGGTGCGGACGACGTCACCGTTGTCCTTTACGGCTTGCTTCTCGAGGGCCAGAATCTCCATCTCGTCTTGGATGGAGTTGATGCTGTGCTGGAGCAGTGGGACGCCGCGGCATCCGCTGGCGTACTCGTGGTCGACAACGTGCATGATTGACTGCGCAAGGATTTGACGTGTGCCGCCGTCTGCCTTGTGAACCGCCACTGCGTTAAACTCACCGAAAGGTCCGTAGACAATACCATCATGGATGCCCGGGATGACCACGCCTTCATCGAGAGGGTCACCGACCATATGCGCTTCCATCAGTTGTAGCTTCGCTTCGCCCTGGGCGTTGCGTACCTTGGCGGCGAACGAGTCACCGTCACGGATCATACCGCGGAGCAGGATAGCCTGAGCCTGGTAGAACGAGAAGCGGTTCGTGATGTCGATGCGCTTGGCACGTTCTGCGAAGTACGCTTCGTAGACTTCTTGCATCTCAGGGGTCGACGCGTGGCTCTGGGCCTTGATGCCATCGCCCACAGTGTAGAGCACCATGTCGGCAAGAATCTGTTTGAACAGGCCACTGTTCCGCTCGGCCCAACGGCACTTGCGAATCATCGCCATGCGGTTCCACGGCGTCAGGTCTTGGCGTAGGTCGCCCGGTGCTTGGCCGAAGATAGCGCGGCGCGAGTTCGAGAACATCGTGCTTTGCCAGCCCGAGTAACTGCCACCGAACCCGCTGCCCTGCGTGTCCATGATGGCGGCCTGAGGCTTCAACGAAGCACCCTGCCCAGTCTTGGGCTTAGGAGCACGGAGGCTGACAGTGGGGACTTTGGTCTTGCGGGGGGCCATAGATTAGTCGCGACGCGTAGACCAGGAGGTCGAGATGACGGTCGTGCGCCTGCCGTAGGTCTCGGGATCAAGGCGGCTCAGGGCGAACATCGCCTCCGAGAGCATCTCCTTGGGGGGCATAGCAAACTGCTTGGACGCCGACGAGCCCGAGTCCGAGTAGGACATCAGGGTCTTGCCCTCGGTAATGAGCGCAACAGCCTTGGCTTTGATGTCGAGGAGTTCGCACTCCGTAAGTCCGATGAAGAGTCCAGAGGCCATTTAGTATTGCCCAGAATGGAAGCCGAGAGGGGGGACGCGACGACCAACCCACGCCACAGGCTTCTTCCTTCCCGCAACTATTGGCGCCGCGTCCCTTGCTGATAGATTGCCAAAGGTCATTGGGAAGGCAAGTCGGTTTCGGTAGTTTCCCTGCCAGCGATGCCCCAGCGGACGGCGGCCAGTAGGGCGAGGATTTCACAGTCGAGGGCGTGGTTGTCCTTCTTGCCCTGGGGAAGTATCCAGTGGGCCTTACCCGTTCGGCGGTCTTTGACGCGGACTTCGGAGTTCAGCTGCTCGACGTAGGCAGGGTCGGCATCGAGGGCAAACGTCCAGACCTTGCGGGCTCGGAGGCCGTGCAAGAGGTCTTTGCCGGCGAGGTTTGAGTGTGAGACGAGGATGGCCCGTTGAGGGATGCCAGGGACGACGATGGCCTGCTTCTCGGAGTAGTAGCGTCGGCTGGTCTTCCCGTCCTTATCGGTCACGGCGAAGTCTTCGGAGCCCGACCCCTTGGCCGTCTTCCAGTTACGCTTGGCGCACTCGCGATACACCTCAGAAGTGTTGTCTCCTGAGTCACAAAAAACCATCGCCGGATGCACGGCCCATTGTTTGGCAAAGGCTTCGACGTTGTCCCATGACTCGATGCGCGAGAAGGCCAGCAGCCGACTGTGCCCGGTCTTCGCCCAGCGCCTGATGACTACCCAGAAGTGGCCGCGCTGAACGTCACAACCCATCGTGCGGAACGGGATGCTTCCCTGCGGTGCGTCCGTCTGCTCGATGACCCGGCCCTTTGGAGAGATCATGGCCTCGGAGTCCCATGCGTCGCCCATCTTGTAGTTGGCGGCCTCGACCGTGCTGACCATCTCGCCACCCTCTTCGCTCCAGGGCATCGCCAGCCGCTTCTGCTTAAACTGCATCCGGGCGTTGTCGTCGCCGTACTGGTCGACCGACTCCTTGGCTTTGAGCATCAGCACGCCCAGCTCGCCCCAGCTCATCGTCGCAAGGGCGTTCCAGTGCAGGCCGATGTGGCCCGAGTTGACCGAAGCGGCTGTAGCTACAAAGCATCCGCGGGAGTTGGCCTCGATGCGGGTAGCGTTCGTGTCAGGCAGGAGCGTTCGGCAGGACGCACACTCGTAGGTCGTGCCGGCGTTGACCTGGTGTAAGTCCCATGAGCCACTGACCTTAGCGGACTCGGGGAAGCGGATTTGCTCCCAGACCCACGGCTGAAGGTGGTCGCACTTCGGGCAACGGAAGTTCCAGTCACGTTGGTCGGTGGTCTCGTGCAGCTGATGAAACTCCTGCCCAGCCTTGCCGCCCTGCGACATGAAGATGCGCTTGCCCATCCAACCGAACGCCGTGACTCGCGCGCTGAGTTCGGCAAGGTGACCGGGCGGGCTCATCCAACACTCGTCGGCAATCGTGTAGCGAAGGGACAGGCGCTGAAGGTTGGCCTCGTTCCAGATGCCGCGGCAGTAGAGCGTCATGCGGTCGAAGTCCGTCGTCGTCGAGCGGTCCATGTCGTCGAGCGAGATGCGTTCCTTCACCGGCGGACAGTTGGCCCACACCGGGCGGAGGTAGCGAAGGGCGAAGTCCTTGGCCTCGGGGTCGGTAGCCTGGAGCACCATGGTCGGGCCGGGAGCGTTGGCGATGATGTGGCAAGTGAACAGACGGGCGAAGAGTGACTTTCCCGATTGGATGCTGGCGAGAATGGTTAGCAGTTTCGTCTCGGGGTCGGCGGCAATCCGCAGCGCTTCCGCAATCCACGGCGTCCGCTCTGATCTGAACGGCCCGGGCATCGGCGAGTCAGGGA